CGCTGGTGATACAACTGCCCAGTTAGCTGCGCCGCGTCTTGTGCGCTGTGCTACTAGGTTAGCTTGTTGGTTGATTAGAGTTGCTAGAACTGCGTGACGATCACCTACGAATGTTGGTGTGCCTGTGAATGCTGCGTTCATGTCGAAAGTCGCACCAGTTGTCGCTAGATTTTCTAGTGAACCTAGAACTTCTTGGTCGATTTCTGCTGTGATTTCCATAGCAAGTGCTGCCATGATCTCTGCTTCAACGTCTAGGCCGTGCATTGCGTTAGCGTCTTGTGCCGCTTCGAATGTCCAACGTGCTGATAGCTTACGTGTTTTCGCTTCAACAGTTTGTTTCATCACTTGGATTGACATTCTGTTACCTGCTGTACCTTCCATAGCTGCTGTCGCCGCTGGTGCTGTACCATCTGCGCCTGAGTATGATTTAGCAATATCGAATGGTGATAGTGCTTCTTGGCCTGCTGTTACGCCTGCTGCGTTATCTGCATAACGTACACGTAGTGTATGAATCTGACCTACTGGACCAGTCATTGGCTGTACGCCGATGATTTCGTTTGCGATAACTGTTGGCATTACACGACGGATAACTGGTAGGATCACTTTGTTTAGTGTCGCAATGTTACCTGCTTGTGTTGCGCCTGCTGTTGCTGATTCTGCAAGAGCTACTTTTGTGTTGTTTAGTACTGATGACATTACGTCACGTTTGGTGCCTTCTAGACCTTCTAGTAACGCATCACGTGTGTTGTCCCAGTTGTTTCCTTCAAAAAGATTTTCCATCTGTTTGATTCTCCTGTGTTCTGGTTAATTACTTTAGACCGGCTAGTTTTCTTAGCACGACTATATCAGCATCGCCGTCTGTTGATGTTGGAGTTTCCTGTTTTGCTCCACGATCACCAGTTTGTTCTGTGACTTTGCTTTCTGTTAATGTTTTTGTTTCTGCTTTCGCTGAAACTGATTCATTTAAAACTGCTGGTAGATATTTCTTAAATGCAGTTTTTAAATTAGTTGTTTTTACTGTTTCAAGTAAATCAGACATTACTTCACGCTTTTGACCAGCAAGTGGTGATAGTAGTTCGTCTAGTTTCGCTTTGCGATTAATACGATCTTCCATTACACGATTTGCTTTTTGCGCTGTAGCAATATCTGCTTCTTTAGCAGTAATCATTGCTTCTAGTTCTGCAACTTTATTAGCAGATTCGTCTAGCTTAGTATTCATTTTAGCTACTTCTGTGCCTTCATTTAGTTGTGATGACATGAATTCGCCTGCGAATGCTTCAAACAATTTACGACCAAATTCATTTTCTTTAGCCGATTGAATGTCTTCTTTAAGCGTTACGATTTCTGAACGTAGAGCGTTAGAGATTGTGTTCTCTACTAACTCTGCTGAACGTTTGATAAAAGATTCCTTAGTTTTCGTAAGAAGTTCTTTACCCTCTGCTACCATGCGTACTTTAGTTTCTACTAATTCACGCTTGTCGTTGTGGAATTCTGCAAGTTCACGTGATAGTTGCTTCACTACAAACGATTTTGTCGTTTCTAGATTTTCAGCTACTTTTGCACGGTCTGCTTGTAGTTCCTTAACTTCTGCTGCAAGATGAGAAGTAATGAATTTTTCGAGGATCTTTGCGTGTTCAGAAATTGCTTTCTTATACGCAACTCGTTCTGCGATTAGAGCTTCACGATCCGTTTTGAACTCTGTCATTTCAGCACGGATTGCTTCATTTAGCATATTATCCATTGCTTCAACGATGACACCTTTGTCATGTTCAAACTTTTGTGCGAACTCTTCACGCAACTCGGCTGTAATTTCCTCTCTTGCTTCATTAAGTTTTACTTCCATAGCCTCTTTGATAGCTGCACCAGCTTCTTCGCTTAGTGCGCCAGACTCTAAAAGATTTGCAAGAATTTCGTTTGCCATTGTTGCTTCTCCTGTTTTACAGTTTAAGTTCACGAATGAACTTTACTATTTCTTCTGACAAGTACTTTTGTGCCGACTTGTCGTTTTGAACACTTTGAGCAAGCTGCCAAGTTTGATAGCCGCCTTTCATGTTCATTAATCCTTCGTAGATCGCTTTTGGGTACGCTTCTGGCGCACTCGGTTGAGCTACGATATCTACAGTTACAATCTCAAAGTTACTCACGTTACCATCATTACCAACTTCGCCTGAACCACGAGATGAGACACCTAAAGTAGCGCCTGATTCGATTAGTGTTCTGATGATGTTACCCATTGGTGTAGGAACAATTTTAAGTTTACCATAGCCGTTTGGTCCGTCCATCCACATATTTTCAATAATATGTGACACACGGTCAACGTTTACTGTTAATTCCGGTGGATGATCACATTCACCTAGAACAGGGAAGCCTTCAGAGATTTTTTTCTGAACGCTTTCTACTGCTCTTGAGATTTCTGAAACCGGGTAAACACGCTGGTTAGCATTCTTAACGCCACCTTGGACGAAAATACCTTCCATAAACATGTTTTTTCCACCGTCTTCACCTTCGACAATGCGAGTTTTAACACCTGCTTGACTGTGTGAAAATCTTTCAATAAGAACGGTCATTGGTTTCTCCAAATAGAATTAAATTATGATGTGATTGACTTGTTATTCACACCATTATCACCTGGCTTTGCCGCTTGATTTGACATTGCTGGTGCTTTTGAGTTGCCTGATACATTTACATTCTTTGTACCCATATCTTTTGGCGCATCACCTGAACCGCCTGATGTGTTACCATCATTCGCTTTTACTGGTGCTGCATTTGAGTCATCGCCTGGACGCTTTGCATTTGCGTTTACAGTTGATGCTGTGTTATCGCCGTTGTCGCCTTCTGATGCTGACACTGGAGTTACATATTCGTTTAACTCTTCGTCATCTTCTTCTGCGTCATCTTCTGATTCTTCTAAGTCTAATTCTTCACCTTCTTCTAGGTCTTCGTCTTCTGACTCGTCTAGTTCTAGTTCGAATGACTCTTCCATATCATCTTCAGCTTCGTCTTCTGCATCCATTTCGTCTGCATCGTCTTCACCTGACATGATTTTTTCGAATTCTGCTTCTAGTTCAGCTAGTGCTGATTCTAGATCATCTACACGTGCTTCAACGCCGTCTTCTGATTCTGCTTCGTCGCCCATTTCTAGGTCGTCTAATGCTTCATCGTCTTCCATTTCGTCTTCGTCATAGAATTCTTCTTTTTCGATTTCTGATGCATCTGACTCTAATTCGTCTGATGCTTCTTCTTCATCACTAAGGATATCGTCTGCTTCGTCTAATTCTTCTAATTCTTCTTCAACTACTTCATCACTTTCGTTTAGAAGGTCTTCGTGAATTTGACGTGCATTTTCTACGATAAAATCGTGCAGTAGCTCTTCCGCTGCTTCACGCTCCTCGTTGATAAGAAGTTCTAGTACTTGTTCTAGTTTGCTTGACATTATTATGTCTCCTTATCTAAAAAGCCACTGCTTATTTGTGGCGGGTGTAGAAACACTCTTTGTTTCAAAAGTATTTATAAGTTATTATAGTGTATGTTATGAAAATGCAAAAAAACGGCTTCTTTTGAGCCGTTTCATTGTCGTAGAGATATTTAGTATGTGACGTAAATAGTAAAACTTACTACTTAATAGAGCTTAAAGCTCCATATCGCCACCACCTTCGCCGCCAGAGCCTTTATATTGACGCTGTACTTGTTGTGACTTAACACCTTCTTGATACTTACGATACTCACGTATCTTACGCAACTTTGATAGGTGTACTAGAGTTAGACGGTCTTTACGAGTATCGCCTAGCTCTATACTGTTGTGTTTATCCTCGTCTGGAGAATAGTTTTCTTTTAAATCTGAATATCTCATAGTAGTATTTATACTTCTTCGTCTGTTTCTGCGTTTTCCGATCCATCAATTACTGAACCGTCTTCTGTATCGTCTACATCTGTTTCATCGAAGTCAAAATCGTCTCCGCCCGCATCTGCTGGAGCAGGAGATGCACCTACACCTTTAAGTGTATCGCTAGATCCTGCTAATTCATCAGTATCTCCGTTTTCTTCACGCCACATCTTTTCGTTCTGTAGAATTTCGTCTTCTGTTAGACCTAAGAAACGAGTCATTGCAAAACGCTTACTAATATAATCTGCACCCTCAATACTTGAGAATACATTCATTGCAACTTGATCTACTTCTGCTTGACGGAACTTACCGAAGTTCTGAGGAGTATTGAATTGTAATGAGAAACGTGAACTCTCTACTTGTACACCACGATTTTTGCAGAACATCTTAAACTCGTTGTCTAGTTGTTCAACGATAAGTGCTTGTAGTCGTTCACAGAACTTAGTAAATCTAAATTCAGCAATCATTGCTGTGCCGACACGACCATCATTCACTGTAGCACCACCATCGTCCATGCCACCTAAGTATGAAGCTGGAACACGTAAGCCACGTAATAGTTTGTCGTTAAAGTATTTTAAATCATCAATCTGTCCTAAGTTCTCACCACCTGGTAGTGTCTCAACTTTAGATCCTCTGCCTTCAGCCGTTGATGCAAAGAAGTAATCTTCCATAATAGATAGTGGATTATATGCACTATCAGTAATGTTTTGTCCACCACCAGTCTTACTTGGAATACGTCTTTGATGAATTTCATTCTTAATACGTTCTAGGTGCTGACGTGCTTTGTGTGTCGGCATGTTACCAACGTCAATATAGAATACTCTACGTTCTGGCGCACGTTGTACACGATAAATCAGAATAGCATCTTCTAGTAGTTCTTTTTGTTTATAAACTTTAAAGATAGGTTCTAAGATAGATGTACCGAAAGGCCAGAAACCATCAACACCTTCACTTAGTGAAATGTGTACAATATGTTGTGCATCAATTGGTGTTGTTGTTTGGTCATTTGCAAATCTAGAACCGCCTGCACTACCTGCTGTATAACCTTGTGTAGTATTAGAATTCATATTAGGCATTCCCATGCCTTGACCTGAAGTTTGTGTTAGCTTTTTAGTATCAGCGGTAACATTCATTCCTTCAATATTAATATCCATATCCTGAACATAATATGCTTCTACTTTTTTACCTTTACCTTCATTAACAATAACCTTGTCTACTTTGGCAGGATTAACCCAAAATAGTTTATATGTTTCTGGATCACGGACAAATACTTGATCGCCATACTTGATAGCGTTTCTAAAGATACGGAAGATACGCTTATGCATTTCATTAACAGAACACCATTGGCGTAGCGTTCTTTGTAAAACATCGTTCTCTGACTCTGTTGGATCTTCTGGAAAGTCAAACTTAAATGGCAATTTTGATTGTTCATCTTGAAGAGTCGAGAATTCAGCAATAATATCTAGTGCGGCGTTTACTTCTGAATCCATATCCATCTGGTCATACTGACCATAACGCTGAACACGGTTCGGTTGTCCCTGATAAACTTCAGGTAGCCAAGAGCTATAACGTTTATTAGACGCTTCACTGCCGCTTTGATTTGATGTTTGCCTTTCGGGCATACCATCATATGTTTTAAAGTATTTTTTCCAAGTTGCCATTATATATAATCCTGTATCTTTACGTATAATAACACACTTTTATCAGTGTGTCAAATGTTTTATTGTCTTAGTTGTGTTACTAATATATCAATTGAAGATATTAGTCTGTCACGTTCTGCCTTTTCTTCTGCTGATGCTACACTGAAGTCTAAAGCTCCTTCAGATCCTGTTGTATTTTTCATCGCTTCTATTAATTCTTGTACTTTTTCTTGGCTTAGCATATTGTTTTCGTTCATAGCTATTATCATATCTCCAACCATTCTAGTTTCTTCGGCAGTTATATTGTTATCTGCATCGTCAAAACCAAGTGTGTCTAATAAATCAGTACTATCGCCAGAACTTATCGCATTGAATGCCTTTCTATTCATAGTTGTTCCTAAACTAGCTTCTAATGATGCTAATACACGCTCAGACGCCTGTTCACTAGTTTCCATGCGACCGCCGCCTTGAAGTACATAACCTTCAGAATCCTTTTGTCCAATAAAACCACCATGTGATGTCAACATCATTTGTTGTTCTAATGCTAATCGTTTTGGGTCATATTGCACAGTTTCATCTGCT